GGGCCTAACCGGGCTCCACTCATAAACCACTTCGATAAGTCATCGCCATGAATATCTGCAAAAACATCTTTTCGCTGGACCAGGAAGCCAAGCTGCGCGCCTATGCTAGCTGGCACCAAGCGCTGGATGATTGCACGCTTCGAAAAAATTGCCCGGATGCCTACCATGAGGAGCTCCTGCGCCTTGCGGATGAAATGGACAGGCTCGGCGTAATCAATTGGCAAGAGTGGAAGGAGTTGCGAATCGAAGCTGACCAGGCCTATTTACGAGCTGTTGCAGGCGCTGATTACCATGGATGATTTGGGGTCTGCTATGGCCTCCGCAGTTCGTTAGAGCTGGGGAAAGGGCTTAGGCATTGCTGACAGCTCGATTGATCACCTTGGCAAACGTTCGTTACGACTGATTGGAGCGATTGCTTTTGGCGATAAGCGGCCGCCGACACGATACTCCGGATGCAAGCGTTGTGTTGAGCGGTCGGATGTTGCCTGTCTTAATTCGGGTTACGACGCAAAACGTTCGAATCCCTCCTCCTCAGCAAAATTCAGTAACCGCGAGCCCCTGATTGTCCGATAGAAAGTCGGGGGTTTGTTGTTTTCGCCGTCTGAAAAAAAGCCCATATGGGACAGACGCGCTTTTTGGTGCGAAATAAACTTCGCAGAAAAATATGCCTCGTCTAATCTTGTTGGCAGGAACGTATAGCTCTCCAAGCTTTCATCCAAGGACGATCCAAATGCCAAATAATTCGGATTCCAATATCGCCACTGCCGATGCGCTTACGCTGCTGCTGCACAACCAGCATGCGCTGGGTGCGGCAATCGAAGAGATCATTCATTGGATTTCAAGGGATGGCGCAGACACCGTGGCTGATAACGCCGCCGCCGCTTTGGAGACGCTGGATACAAACGCAAAAGCAATCACACATGCGATTACCCAGCTACGACAGGTTTAAGCCACCGGTACATATTGATCGGCCAGGAGCAATTAGCCGCTGATCCGCTTAATGGGTCGTGATCGATGATGACTCAACCGGCGTGAAAAAAGTCTGGGTCTAATACAAGCTCGCGAAGCGGCTTCAAACGCTCTTCGGCATCTTTGGCTTGGGATCGGGAAAGCTCCGCATCTTCCTTCGATCCTTGCGCTTCTGCCAGATCGCCCATTTGACGAAGCAGCATGATCCTTTCTTCAATCGCTCTAAGCGCGTCCCACAGCCCGGTATCGATCGCGGCGTTGACCTCAGCAATTAGGGTCTTTATCGAAAAAGCATGTCCCGTGTGGCAGCGAAATCTGACGATCGATCCTTCCTTTATTTGCACCAAAACTCCGTGACAATCAGGACATGTGTAGTTTGAGATATTCCCTATATTCATAACGCCAGCTTCTAAGCCGTTGCCGTGTTCACTAATGCTCGTTTCGATCAGATGGCGCTCGTTCAAGGGGCCTGTAACCATTTGCTCCATTGGCAATCTAACCCGCGTTGCAATCTGATTCGCCAGCTCCGCGAGCGTGCCTACGAAGTCTGTTTCCACGTGCTCTATCGCACTGCGGGGCATGGAATCATAAGTAGCTTCAGAAGGATCCTGCACGAGTGCCGTACCGTTTCTATCCTTTATTGCCCAAAGGCCCGCAGTTCCGTCGTCCAGTGCGCCGGTCAATATCACGCCGATCACCCTAGAATCATAAGCGACGGACGCTGATCTAAAGAGCACATCGATAGCTGGACGAACTCTGCATTCCTTGGGGCCGCGGGTGAGACGAACACCTTCCTCCGTCAAAAGCAGATGGTGATCAGCGCTGGCGACGTAGACGGTTGAGGTTCTAAGAGACTGATTGGCTTGGACCGAAACGACCTCCATTCTGGTTTCTCGAGCAAGTATTTTGCTCAACTCACTTGGAGAGTGTGGAGGAATATGTAACACGACCAAGAACGCTGCTCGCAAGTCAGCAGGTAAATAGCGAAATAGGCTTCTCAACGCTTCGACTCCGCCGGCAGAAGCACCAATAACAATAATCCGACCCCGGCTATCGAGCTGCATCCAAAACCACCTCCCTTTACCAAAGCACTACGCCAAATAACACCCGTCATAGTGGAAGGCGATGTTCTTCAAAACCGGGCGTAAATTCGATTGAAGCGCGACTAGCGCTCAGTGTTTCTTCCGGAATTTAGCCCTCGCCTGGTCCCAAGCTTTTTTACCTTCAAGACTTTTCGCATCAGCTGCAGCGCGCGCTTTTTGAAACGCGATCATGGCTTCAGGCGAATCTGCCGCATGAGTGAGCAGCTCATAAGCTATGGCGTTTAGGCGATCTGCCTCTTGGAATAACTCGTTGGTGCGATCAGTGGCCTCATGCCATGCGGAAGTAGTTTGCGGATTTTTCATCATCGTCCTGACGCCTCATTCGGCCTCCAGTTTGAAAGGAACGGCTTTTCGATCCTTGGGGGCATACTTCCATTTATGGACTCAATTTGACTTGAATACAATGGACGCGGAATCGCAGTTCCACCTCGTTCGCAGCCCATCTCCTGCCTACTTCGCTGATCAACAGAGTCCTGCAGCGAACCTCCTTAAACGGAGAGGTAAAGCGCCTGGCATCATTTGTATTTGGTGAAGCCGCTTACGAGTCTCGCCATAATAAATCTCCCGATAATCAAGTTTTTTGGTTACGTCGGGTCTCGACTGGGTATGGCCGTTGACGTCTGCTACGTTTCACGCCGTTTATATTCAAAAGGCTCCCACACCTTGCCCCGGTGTGGGGGCCTTTTTCATGCGCCGTGGAAACCAGGCGTCCCAGGACTGGTCTACCATCCTTCTACCGCTTGGCTCACTGCAGCCAATCATTTTGTTTAGGATGCCCATGTGCGTTTATGAAGGTCTGGCCACCGTAACCGTGTTGGCCCTCTATGAGGGGCAGGAGCCGGCCGAGCGAACAAGTCTCGAATTCCCGGTGCGCCTGGTTAACGTGGGCTCCGGTCGTGTCCGCGTCGAATTGCAACATTACCTGCGAGGCCCCAAGGAGGCCAATGCGCTACGGGTGATGCTGCCGCATGGAACAATGGTGCAGGGGTTCATAGTCGACGGGTCTAACGAACCCACCGGCGGCTGGCTGCTGATCGACGTCGAGCAGTACGAATTGGCGCTTGAGCAACTGGGCACCCTGAATGCATGGCAATGGCAATGAATGGAGATGGCGGGTACGCCGCGCTGAACCTGCCGCGCTTGGTACAGGTGCGGGCATGGAAACTGCTGGAGGCAAGCACCGTGGCCGACGCGTTGCACGCGGCCGGCCGTGCCGTGGGGTTTGCCCTGGGCACTGAGAACGAAGGCGCTTGACGCGGGGTGATCGAAGGCTTGTACATGATATTTGATCGCGCCTTACAGGCGCGCCAGCGGGAATTGAAAGATGATCGGCGAAGGCATTCATAAGGAGTGTTGCGCGCATCGGTTGAACAGCACGCTTTGCGTGACTGCCTCGTGATCAAAGTCGATGGCGGCCCCCCACTGGGGCCTATCGATTCGTGTGGACGGAAGCCGGGGATGCAGGCCACCGGTGCGCTCGCGGCGTGAGCCGCTGCGCACCTGTACCTGTTTGACGGGCGTGGGCCGTTTTGCAGAAAGCGTGGGCATTAACGGTTCCAGTGTGGCGTTATGAGCAGATTTACGCCTTAGCTCTCCCTCTCACAGGTGACGTGAGGTCAAGGCAAAACGACTCAGAGCGCCTCCTGCAGAAGCACTATCCCGGGCAATGTCTATTCACTGGCTCCGTCCTCGCCCTCAAGCGCAGTTTTCCGTGCTGCATTGAACATTTGCCCGGCGCTTTTGATCCACTCATGAAAGACAGAGCGTGCGAGCGACATGGATATAGTGAGAGACATTGTTGTGATCGGCGGATCGGAGGGAAGCTTTCTCCCTCTGCGTCAAATTCTTTCAGGGTTACCTGCGGACTTTCCCGCTGCGGTATTGATCGTTGTGCATATAGGCTCTTCCAGCCCCAGGCTGCTCGCGTCGATATTCGACGCTTGGTCCGCGTTGCCGGTTGTCTATGGAGACGACGATATACCCATCGAAGCGGGCCGTGTCTACCTTGCCCCGCCTGGAAAACATCTTGAAGTCGTAGAACCGGGAGTCTTGCACCTCAGCGATGGACCAAAACTGCATTTCTCAAAACCTGCCGTAGACCGGTTGTTTGGCACAGCCGCAACGGTATACAGAGAACGAGTCGTCAGCTTAATTCTCTCCGGTAATGGCAGGGACGGCGCCGCCGGTGCTGCCGCTGTGCGGGCGGCCGGTGGGGTTAGCCTAGTGCAAGATCCGGGCGATGCGGTGGTGCCCAGCATGCCGGTCACGGCAATCGAGATAGATCACCCGGACAGCTTGGTTCGCACCGACGCGCTAGTGGAGGCGCTGATTCATTCCGTGAAGCCACTAGAGCTAACGAGACCCGGCGTAGATGACGAATGTTCTCCTGTCGACCGCTGACTGCGTTGTAGTCTTGTTCACTGCATGCGGATCAGTGGCGTACTGATTGCGTTAACGATCGTCGTACATTTCTCTGAATCTTTTGCGACCCGCAAACTCATTTAACTATGAGCAATAGGAGGTCCCGTGACTCAAGCCGATCTGTATGTCATCGATTACCAACTTCATGGAAAATCGAGGAGCTTTATCATCAGAACTAAAGTGATGAACAACGCCGAGGCTTGGCAGTGGGCAAGCTGTGACGCCGGCCTTACGCCCATACCCAGGCCGGGCCGTCCGCCACTAAAGCGCTTTTCCAAGCCGATGGCCGAACGCTTCGGCGTGACTGACGTGAAATGGCGAGGATCGGTATCGGTTGTGTGGGAGGAAGACCACGCGTAAATAGTCGATACCGAAACCTTACTCGGAAGTAGTGGTGCCCCCGCCCACCGCTCTGCCGTCCAGCACAGGCATCGGGTCGATTTGAATACCCGTTAGGATGGAAATCCACGCTGCATAGGCTTGCTTCTGACGAGCGACCGCCTCATCCCAACGACTTCCAAAGATTTCGTGTGAAACGACCAGCATCATGAGCTGATTGGTGGTTGCATCAAGATCGAGCAACAGGTGATGGGCATTGAAACGAAAATCATCAGTCGAGGGCATGACGTCATACTTCGTGGCGTGAGTGGGTAAAGCGCATCCCTGCCATCCATATGACATCATTATGACAGCATTTAGAGAACATAGTCGTTCGGTCAGACGATCGGCTGTCAGGGCAGTTGACTATCAATCCAGCATTCAGCGGCCGCCATCGCCTCCGCCAGCGCACTCGGGTAATCCGGCCACGGGCCTGGCAGCTCGGCGACCGTGTCGGCGAGACCGTGTACCCCACTCTCTGCCACCACATGCGCCGCTGTCGGCGATGGATCGTTGGGCCTGTCCCAATCAAATTTTACGACTAGCTTATGGCCGCGATATTCATGCGTGATGGGAACGTCTAAGCCATGGGACATCTCTCGAACCCTTTGCGGCTGATCAATGCATTCGAGTTTTAACGCAATTGAGCAAGCAGCACTATCGTGGCGCTTCGCTATCGGAGCGGAGCGTGCCTCCTCGCCGAGCTCCGGACGGAGTAAGTAAGCCCGAGACTCATCAAAACAACCCGCCCAACGATTCTGGCGCCCAGTTCATGATCACCAGCTCACCGCTCACCTCGGCTTTGCCTTGCCGCTGGTTGGTTGTGGTGTAGCGGATGTCTAAGGTTTCGAAGTGGAAGCCGTCGAACACACGGCGGATATCTGGGTGGTCGTTGATACTGACCATCACCTTACCTTTGCAGCGGCGCATGAAGTCGGCCATCCGCTCATAGTTCTCGAATGGAAAGTCCACGCCATAGCCGGCGGTCTGCCAATAAGGCGGATCCATGTAGTGGAACGTGTGAGCACGGTCGTAGCGTTCAGCGCATTCTAGCCAGGGGAGGTTTTCGACGTAGGTGCCGGACAGGCGCTGCCACGCAGCCGAGAGGTTTTCCTCGATCCGCAGCAGGTTGATGGCGGGTGCGGTGGTCGCCGTTCCGAACGTCTGCCCCGAGACCTTGCCGGCGAAGGCGTGGTGCTGCAGGTAGAAGAATCGGGCGGCGCGCTGGATGTCGGTGAGGGTTTCGGGACGGGTCATTTTCTGCCATTCGAACACCTGCCGCGAGCTGAGCGCCCATTTGAATTGGCGCACAAATTCTTCGAGGTGGTTCTGCACGACGCGGTAAAGCGTGACCAGGTCGCCGTTGATGTCGTTCAGGACTTCGACCGGCGATGGTTGGGGCTTCATGAAATAGAGCGCGGCACCGCCGGCAAAGACTTCAACGTAGCATTCGTGTGGCGGAAAAAGCGGAATAAGGCGGTCGGCCAGGCGGCGTTTGCCGCCCATCCAAGGGATGATGGGTGTAGACATTGAGAGCAAGACCTTTACTGTATGGATAAACAGGTGCTAGGCTCGCCGCGCTTTGTGCACGGAGCAAGAGCCTTGGCTGGACTTGCAGGGACCATCTGCAGGGACGGCGGTCGATCCGGATGTTGACGCATCTGGACCGGCCGCTCTTTTTCACTTCGGTGTTGAGACTTCTTTGGCGTATGCCTGACAGGCCGCGAGGGCAATTAGGCCCCGGTCGCCGTCATCGGTGACGCCGATAATTCGTTGAGCATGCGCTGGGTCAAGTTCGGCTCTTGTGGGGTCATGAACCACGCCGCCGGTGGCGGTGGTGGCTGACAACGATCCGTTGCCGGCGCCGGTGGTGGCGTCGAGTAGGACTGACAGGCGCAGATCAGCAGTGGCAAGACGGCCGCGCAGGCGACCTTGATCACGTTGGACATCGCTCAAGGCTCGATAATGGATCTGTTCGCTGGTAGCCAGGCGCTGCTCGAGCGCGAGGCGTTTGTCCTGTTCGGCACGCTGCTGTGCGGCCGAGGCCAGATTCAGTTGGTTGAGGGTTTCGGTGTGGAGTCGGGCCTGCTCTGCGAGCTGTTTGCCGTAGCGCCAATCCTGTACTTGCCAGGTAATGGACGCAGAACCACCGCCCAAGACGACCAGCAGCACGCCTTTCGCCAGCAACCGATACGGCGCCGGGATCAGTTCGCCGAGACGCATAGCACCGCCCTCGCCCGCCCCCACAACTCCAACCGATCCTGCAGGCCGTTGAGACCGCCGTTGATCCTGCGGGTGATCGTGTTGAATTCGTTTTGATCGGCCAGTGCGTTCAGCCCATTCACTGACCAGAACCATGCAGCCGACTCCGCGGCCCACTGCGGCAGCTCCAGCAATTCAGGCGTGCGCAGCAATCGCTCGTCACCGAACAGCGCCAAGCTGCAACGCAGGTAATTGTCGTGGCCAGTGACCTGGATCAGGCCGCGACCGCGATAGCGCTGGCCATCACCATCCGCCACCGGTGTGTTGCCCAGTTTCGCTGCCAGGTTGCCGGTGTCGTATTTGCTCAGGTACTGGTCGCCGCCCAGTTCCCGGACGTACTGCAGCTGACCCGACTCGTGACCGACTTGCGCCAGAAACGCGGCTTGGCGTTTCGGCGTGTTGATCTGCCGGTGGGCCATGGCTGCGTTGAGGGCGGAGACAAAAACGCCCGCTTGGCGGCGGGCGTTGGGCATGATGCTTTGCAGCTGCTTTTCAGTGATGGACATACAAACTCCAGACATAAAAAAACCGCACTCAGGCGGCAATGGGATGTGGTTACTGCTTCTCGATGTTCACCACCTTGAGGGGTGGTTTCGGCCCTTTCTTTTTCTTGCCCTTGGATTTACCGGCTTTGCCGGCATTGCATTCGACCGTGGTCGACCAGCCGGACTGGGTGAACACCTGCTCGACAGAATCCGCCAGGTATTCGCCATCAAGCCCGACCTTGAAACCCTGAGCGATGATGGGGCGCTCGGCGAAGATGTCCGTCCGGCCCGGCATCTCAAGCCGCACATCAGCGGTCGAGCGGTTGAACGCTGAAAGACGGGCCTTGGCCGCCGCTTCTGCAGCCGTTTTGTTCGGGTAGATATGGCGGTCGGTATGCACTGCCGGCAGGCCGTCCGGTGCGTCATCGTTGTCGATGGTGACCACCGCGAGCTTGCCGTTCTTTTTGTCCTGATGCTTGGTGGCCACCGCCTTGTGCGAATTGCGATCACCGAGACTGAATTGCCAGCGACTGAGGTCGCGTCGGGTCAGGGTAATAGCGCCAAACGTCTTGCCGCTGGCTGTCTGACCACCTTGACGCGGCATCACCAACAGCTTGCCGTCGGCGACCTTGGCTGTGCAGTCGTATTGCTTGGCCAACCGGGTGATGAAGTTGAAATCGGACTCATTGAGCTGGTCGACCCGGGCGACTTTGGTCGACACCGGACACACCGGCGTCCAGCCATTGCGCGCGGCCACGTCAGCCACGATCTTCGACAACGGCACGTCTTCCCAGCTTCCGCTACGGATGGTCTTGCCGCTGCCACGCATGTCGCTGGCCTTGCCCTTGATCACGATCGTGTCCGGCGGGCCTGACACCTCGACCGTGTCGACGGTGTAACTGCCCATACGCGTCAAGGTCGTTTCGGCATAGCCCAGGTAGATCTCGATTGAGCTGCCACGCCGTGGCAATTGCACTTGCCCATCACGGTCGTCGATACGCAACTCAAACTCGTCGGACTCCATGCCCGGCTTGTCAGAGGTGCGCAGCAACAACAGCCGATCATTGATCTTGGCTGTGACGTCGGCCCCATCGGCGACGATTCGAAACATCGGAGTCATGGATTTTTCCCAATAAAAAACCCGCACAAGGCGGGCCAGAAAAACAAGGTGTCGTTACGCGTAACGCGACGCGGCGCCGGCGAAGGCATCGCCCCGGGTCAATCCCACAAGCTGACGCCTTCATTGGTCGGGCTGGGCAGATCCGGCAGGACGATGATCACGCCCAACCGGAACGGCTGAGGCTCATCGGCCAGCCCCTGATTCGCATCGAGCACAGCCTCGACGCTGCCATTCAGATGGCCGTAAACGTTGTTGCAAATGACATCGAGCATGTCGCCGTCAGACGTCCTGCATGTCGTCGCCATAACGCTCAAACTCCAAAGTGAACCCCTGTTTGCGAGCAATCCCGCCGTGCAGCAGTGCGGACTGTTCCTCGTTGATGTTTTTCAGGCACCACGTCCCGATCACCTCGCCATAGCCCGTGGTCAGGGTCAGCGGTTGCAGCCTGGCCCCGATGGAACGCAGCGTGTCGAGCTGCTTTAAACCGCCTTTGAAGCCCGGATAGACCGTGCCCTTGAGCGTCAACTTTTCATCGCCCATACCGATGGCCTGCTTCGCCGGGCGGCGCGTCAGCCGCTCCTGCGAAGCCCAGCGGAATTCGGTCGAACGGCTCAGCTCGTCGAAAGCGGCCGTGTCCAGGTTGAAGTAATACGGCTCAATCTTCGGATCGCGCGGCTGAATGATCATCAGATGCGGGAACGGCTTCACCGCCTCCGGCGCCGGCGTGGCCTCCACAGCAAAGGAACTGGTGGGCACGATGTTGGCCAGCGACGGACTGACCTTGCCGGCAACGTTGTTGATCGCCGTGGCCGCCTTGCCCGCCTGTTCCTTCAATGTACCCAGCCGCTCCTGCACTTCGGCCGCCGCCCGGGTGGCGCGGCCGTACACCGCCGCCACCTGACCGACCTTGGCCTGAGCCGCGTCGACGCCGCGCATCACGCGCTGAAGTTTGGCGCCGATGGCGGGACCGACAAACGGGATATTTTCCAGCTCGGACGCGGCGCCGGTCAGTTCGCGGATCGCACCGTTGACCGGGGTCAGCATGCCGTCAGCACTGCGCCGCCCGGTCTCCGCTGCCTCGACCAAATACTTCAGGCTCGATTGCATTTGCTCCATGTAAGCCATGAAACCTCCTTAGATATGGGGTTCGTCGTACAGCTTGGCGGCGTTACTCCTCGCCGCGTCCGCCATCATTCGTTGCATGTGCGGCATCAAATCCTGCGCCAAGGTTTGCGGGTCTTTGACATCGCCCTGCACGGTCACCGGCATGCTCAGTGAATACTGAAACTGCTGATCCACCTTGGTCGGCTCCGCGTTCGCCGGCTCCTTGGGCTGGATGGCCAGCGCCGCCGACTTGAGCGGCGCCGTCACCGCCATCGAGCGCGCGACATCCCCCAGCACCGGGCCTTGCTGCGCCGCTGAAGCCATCATGAGCGGCGTTACTGGCACCGGCGCCTTTGCCGTTTGCTCGGGCTTTTCATCCTCGCCGCCGAACAGCGACTTACCCAACGACCCGCCCAGCGCCGCGCCGCCCTGACTGCCGAGATAGGCACCGATCAGGCCGCCGATCGCGGTGCCAATGATCGGCACAACCGAACCGATGGCGGCGCCTGCTGCTGCGCCTGCCATCGTGCCGGCGAGATTGCCCGCAGCCGCACCGTAGCCCTCGGCTTTTTCGTCCTTGGTCTTGGCGTTTTGAAAGGTTTCAAAAGCCATCGCGCCGGACTCCAGCAGCGTGCCGCCAGGAATGACCTTGGCCGCCTTGCCGACCTTACCGACGGTTCCTGCGACGACGCCGAGCTTGGACAATGCCCCACTTTGAACGGAAGGGACTGATGGCGATGGGATCGAAACAGGGGGACGAGGCACAGACGGGCGCGCCCCCCTCGAACTCGGCAACGTTCGGCGCCGAGCGCTTCGGCTTGATCCACGTCCGCGTCGGCGCGATTCGCCCGGCGCATCCACACCGCCACCTATAGCGCCGGCATTAACGACGAAAACCTTTTGGACGCCGTCGTTACCTGCATCATTTGCAGCACCAAGGCCACCGCCTGTAGCCGCTTCCTTCACCCGCGAAACAACATCCAGGCCAGTCGCTACCAGATCAAGCTCACCGGAATTTTTATTGCGGGTTTCGCTACCACCCCGACCACCGCGCGACCCTCGCGCAAGGTTTAGCAGCCCCTTGCTGATCTTGATCGTGCTGAAGATACCTTTTAAGGCGATCAGCCCCGCCCCGACCGTGGCGATACCGGCAACCACCCCGGGCGCGCTATCTGTCAGCGACGTAATGCCTTTAGTAACCTTGGTCAACGACTCGGCCACGGTGTCCGTCACCGGGCGCAGCGCATCGCCGATGCTGCGCATGGCGTCATCCATCGACTGGGCCATTTCCGCCCATTTCTGCGATGACGACTCGCGCCGCTCGGCGAGATTCTTGTCGAGGATCCCGGTGGCGTCACGCGAATCGTTTTTGAGCTGGCTGTACAGCGCCTTGTTCTGCATGTAGGCCGACAGCGCGGCCTTGACCTGCATATCGGCGAACAGGTCGCCGGTGCGCAGGGATTCTTCCAGCGAGGCCATCATGGCCTTGGCCTTTTCGGGATTGGCTTCTTTGCTGATTTTGGACGTCGCTTCGGCCATGGCGGCCGCGCGCTTCGGATCCGTCGCCTGAATGTACTTCTGAGCCAGCGCCATACTGGTCTCAAGCGTCGACATACCGTTTTGCAAACCGGTCTGCATCGATCCCTTGTAATCGATCCCGGCTTTTTCGTAAGCCTTGACCGTATCGGTCGAACCGATTTTGCCCATCCAGTTTTTCAGGTTGTTGGCCGCTTCGTCCGAACTGCCGGCCTGCTTCATCTGCACCTGCAACATGGCGCCCAATTGCGTCACTGCATCCAAGCCAGTGATGCCGTTGCTGGCCATGTTGGCCAACAGCTCCGGAAACCACTTGGCCATGTCGGCCGCTTCAAAGCTGCCCGCCTGTCCTTGGTACGCAATCGCCTCCAGCGCCTGCTGCATCTGCTTGGGGTCGGTGATCTTGGCGTTCTGCCCCAGGGCGTTGATCATCTTCGCCGTGTCGACACCGCTGGATCCCTGCCCCACGACAAACTTGGCCGCGACAGGCGCGTACTCCAGCGCCTTGCTCAGGTCCATACCGGCACCGACCAACTGATTGACCACGTCGGCCACATCGTTGCGCGCCATGCCGGTGTCGCGTGAAGTGTCAATAATCTTGCGCGACATCTCCTGCTCTTGCGGCTTGTTGGCAATGCCGGCCTTGATCGCGATGTCACGCACAATCGCGCCAAAATCTGCGCTGACCTTGGTCGGTAACGCCATGGCACCAACACCGACCACCGCCGCACCGACAGCGCCCTTCATGCCCTTTACGCCAGAATCGATCTGCTGATGCCCCTTGGCTTTCAGCTCGGCTTTGTTGGCCGTCTGCCCCATCGAGCGATAGGCTTTTTCCAGCCGGCCGACCTCAATCCCCTGCTTTTTCAAGCTGTCGAGGTTCGAGTTCAAGCGGTTGAGTAATTTGGAGGCGCCGGCAGCGCCAGTGTCGTGAGCCTTTTTCCATTCTTCGCGCAGGCGGATGGTGTCGCCAATCGTGCGCTGCAGCACGCGCGCTTTATTGCCTTCTGCCTCGAGGCGCTTGATGCGCCCGGTCACGTCCTTGAACGCAGCGCCGACTGTGGAACTGACGGCACCGCCGATCACCAGCCCGAGGGCGAGTTTGTTTGCCATGTCATGGCCCTCATGTGCCCAGCACTACCGATGGCGACTCAATCCGTGAGCCACCACACCATATCCGCGAACGGCATCGACTGGATCTCGGCAGCGGAAAATCCGGTTTCCGCCGCCAGACGTTTCGCCGCCGACTTGATAACGCTCGGGTTAAAGCCCGTCATCGTTGTCCATGCGAAAATAGCCGGCCTGCAAGCGGTTAAAATCCACCAGCTTCAGCCCCTCCAGATCCGCGACGGGCGCACCGGACAACGCGGCAAACAACACCAGCTCGCGCTGTTCGTCATCGCCACCCACTTCACGGTTGGCCGCACGCACGTCGCCCACGGTCGGCGAACGCAAGGCCAGCTTGTCGACGGTCACGCCGTTGATTTCACTCGGACACGACAGCGCTACCAGCACCTGATCGGTGGTCAGCGACAACCACGCCGGCATCGAGTCCGAATAATCGGTTTTCGGTACCAGGTGCGAATATGCCGTTTGCACACGGCGGTAATCCGTCAGCTTGAGGCCTTCCAGATCCTTCAGTCCGACTTCAGCGAGACCTGCGAACAGCATCAACTCGCGCTGTTCGTCGTCGCCGTTGGCAGCACGGTCTGCTGCGCGCACCTCACGCACGGTCGGGTTACGCAGGTTCAGCGTCTCGACGTCGATGCTGTTGGCTTTGCTTGGCCGGGTCAGAGTCACGACCGCGCCGAGCGCACTGAGCGACAGCCAGGCCGGCAGGTTTTTAGCGATTGCTTGAGTCATCTGAATCTTTCCTTACAGGCCGAGCGCCTGGCGCACTTCGAGGAGTTGGTCTTTGCCGTCGATCACCTGAATGCCGGCGACCATGTCGATCTCGTACATCAGGCGCCCGTCGATTTCGAGCTTGTAGTACGTGACCGCAACGGCGTGTTTGATCTCGGCAGCATCGCCCGCTTTCCAGTCACCGAGATCGACCTCTTTGAGGCGACCACGCAGGGTGGCAACGACCGCTGTCACCGCGCCCTTTTGGCCCTTGAAGGCACCTCGGAACGTGGCGTTGAACGCCGTGCCGTCAGCCAGGCCGAAGTATTTGAGCGACTCGCGGCGCACGCCCTTGGTGACAAACGAGGCTTCCATTTTCTCAAGCCCCTGATCCATCTCGATGGGGCCGGCCATGCCGCCGCCACGGTATTCGTCGGTCTTGGTGGTCAGCTTGGGCAGCGTCAGGCTCGGCACGTCGCCGGAGAAGTTCACGCCGTCGACGAACAGGTTGGTGTTGTACAAAGTCTGAGGAATCATTGGTTACGCCCCCTTAGGCTGCTTCAAGCACTTCGGTCATCCACTGATCGGTGACTTCGAAAAGGAAATTCGGGTTTTCTGCCGGCGGCACGTCGGTGAAACGGATGCGCCAATACACTTTGCCCTGGGCGATCTGGCTGGCCGTGTTCAGTTCGGTGTCGGGGAAGACTTCAAAGTTGATGATCGCGCCCTGAGCTTTCAGGTCGGCCATGAACGCGTTGAGACCGTTGGTAACATCGGTCACGTAAGTCTTGGTGATCGAGCGGTCGACCGCCCATTTGTGCCCGGCCTGCACCGCGTCCATGAGGATGAACAGCGTGCGAACGCGGGTAACGAATGCCCACTTCGGATCGCTCGACAGCGTGCGGTTACCCCACAGGCGATAACCGTCGTCGCGAATGATCGTAGTGATATTGGCGTTGTTGAGCAGGTTGGCCCGGCAGGTCTCGTCGCCGTCCAGGTACTCGACCGCGCGGCCGGTGCCGGTGATGCCGGTCAATTCCTTGTTCGATGGCGAAGCCCAGAAACCGTATTCAGCATCCGTCCACGCAAACAGGCCTGCTGCCCATGCCGAGCCGGGCGCGTCGACCGTCGAACTGGTGACGGTGTCCCAATACTTGACGCCCGGGTCGACCATGAACAGGTTGCGACTGCCGAAGTTATCGGCGTAGGCCATGGCGGCCTCATCGGTCGTGCCCGGGCCGTCGATGATGCCGATGGCTCGCAGTTTCTGCGCCAAGCTATCGAGCGCCGTGGCCACCGCCTGAGTCGCTGTGTGACCCGGCGCGATCAGTAATCGCGGCTGCGCGTTGAACAGGCTTTTACCGTCGAGCAGAGCCTGCAACCCGGTGCGCTGACCCGAGGCCAGAACGCCGCCGATGATCGCCGAGGTCTGCAGCGCGGCGTCTTCCAGCTTGGCCACGCCGATGGCGACGATCACCGCTTTGGCCTTGACGTAGATGGCCTGACAGGCCTTGGTGATCGCCGAGTTGGGGCCGAAAGCGGCGATGGCTTCGCGCTCGGTGGTGATCAACTTCAGCTCGCCCGCCTTGGCCGTGCCACCGCCGAGAACGCCAGGTGTGAAGGTATCGCACAGACCGATAATCGACGACGACGGCAGCGAGATGGTGCGCGCGCCAGTGTCGACCGACGTGGTCGTAACGCCGTGAAAGAAACTCATAAGGGTCAGTCTCCAGAAACGAAAAAGCCCCGCATGAGCGAGGCTGTGAGGGTGTTCGTGTTACGCGTAACGGAAAAGAAAACGCCCCGTCAGTGCGGGGCGTTTATTGGGTTTGGCCGGCGATCCAGTCCGGCGCAATTGGACGATTTTCTACCGCCGGAAAATCTGGCGATTGCGGCCAGTCACGCAGGGCCTGCATGTAAACCAGCAGATCGTTGAATTGCTCCGCCGTCAGCGTGGTTACCTCGGAAATCTCGAGCTGGTCACGGTGGCGCTCGCGCATCCACAGCACCGCAGATAGCTCTCCGTCGCGCCATGCTCGCTCCAGAGACTCCAGATCATCCACAGGAGCCGGAGCGTCGATTAGATAGGGCAAACCCTTCTCGTCGTGCGCTCGGATCTTACCGGACGGAGGATTGCTGATAACCAATTCGCACAAAGCATCAGAAATTTCGACCGCGTCCGCTGGCATCGAAGTATGAAGCCCATGCAGATAAGTGCATCCGGTGGTTTGGCTGTAATAGCGCTTCATGTTGGCCTCAATTTCCGATAGCAAATATTTTACGAGCCACCCAGCCGGTAATGTGGGCATAGGTGCTAGAGCTGACACTGAGCAGTGTGAAGTTATCAATACGGCAGGTTGCGAAGCCATTACCATTATTTGACTTGCCCGTACTGCCGATCACATGCCAGCACGCATTGGGAAATGCTAGCGTCCAAGGCCCGGTTACATCCTCTGCAAACCCTTGGGAAATTTGCCCTGTATTGTTGGTCAACCACTGAATGATTATCCCGCCCAGCCATGACGGGAAGACGATATAGCCATTTTGACCTTTCAGAATCGAGAATCCCCAGCGCAGCTTCTTCGGTGTCACGATCGTAGCATCATCGGTGCCCGCATCGGTCTGCACCTGCGTGGCGATCTTCGCTGTACCCAGCTTTATTTCCGTGGCCTGCGTCGCTAGAGCCGCGATTGCAGCAACGTCAATATTTCCCTGATTGATTGGTGCGTTCCACGCTTTAATACACCACATTACCGCCAAGTTACGGCCGCGCGTTTCGTTAGCAGTTCGCGCCACCCTGGAAGCGTCAAACGTCATATTGATCACGCCGGAGGAGGCAGTTCCGTTCGGAAGCTGTGTCCCGCCATTCGCCGTCGCAATGAAAGCGCCTAACACCGTTCCTGTAGCCGCGAGCTGTACGCCGTTGTTAGCAGCATATTGGCCGGTAATGTTCTGCAAGGCATCAAGCTGACTGCTACCAATTGCCCGATCAACATCTACACCGCGCCCATGATCCCAGCCGCGCAGAAACTCGCCGCGCGATTCCGGCAGGCGGAAATTACCGGCACCCTCGTCGCCCTTGTTAAACGCCGTGCCGAGGAACGCCGCCAGATCTGGATAGACAGCAATGCTCTTAACGCTGCCATCAAGCTCCAGAAAACCCGGCGCCACCTTGTCCAGCGGAAACGCCACTGTCGCGCCGACCGGCAAAGCCGAGGCCTGCGCAATCATCGCCTCGATTTCGGTTTTGGTGTAGGTGTCCTTAATGCCCATCCCAGCCAGCGTTTCCGGGTTATCACCCGACACGAACACGCCGCGATCGTTGACCTTGACGCGGGTGTATTGGCCTGCCGCCTTGTTCTTCGGCAGCACTTCCAGAATCGCCGCATCGACGTAGGCCCGCGAGGCCAGCACAATCGCCGGGTCAATCTTGAGCTGAATGTTGCCGGTACTGGTGACGATGAAATTCATGCGCACAATTTGCGTGCGGCCCGAGCCTTGCGACAGCAGCGGCTTGAAGCTCGGCGCGCAGTTGGCCACCGCCACCAGATCGCCGTCTGCATCGTAGAGGCCGATTTCGCGAATCCACTTACCGCCCTCATCGGCCGGAATGATTTGCTCGGCGATGATTACCGCCGGGTTGACCGGGTCGATCTTCAGTTGGTTCAGCGGCTTTCGGCGCCACTCGTTGAGCAGCTTGGTCTGACCTGCCGCCGGCACCGGGTTGGGCGGATCGGCCAGCCCGTTCGGGTTGGCATCCCCCACGCCCATTTGCGTGATCAGCCAGGGAATGCCGAGCGCGTCGGCGTTCGCCTGCTTGGCCATTCCCACATTTGTAAGGATCGCGAAAAACTGCGAATTCGCATCAATCATAATAAACGTCCAGGGTATCTATGGTGTGTTCGCGGCCGACCACGCCAAAGCTGCCAGTGACCTCAATGTCACGCATGACGGGCGGGTAAACGTCGATTTCGTCGCCTTCATAGAGGGACACGGCGATATTCAAATCGCCTTGCGTTTCCAGGCTGATTGCCAGCCCGGTCAGTTGCCGGGTAACGGGCTTGGCATCGTCAATCAGGCGCTCAAGCTCCTGATACATTTCTTCGGTGATGCCGGTATCCAGCACCCCGACCTTCAGCGCGAATGTACCCGGCACTCCCTCGGGCACCGTGTTGAACCACTCGACAATCTCGATCAGGTAGCCAAGCGGCTCGACCACCCGGCGCAACGCGCCGATGGTGCCTTTGTGCTTGTGGATGTAGTACGACGCCTTGATGGCCGCGCGCTTGGTTGCTTCCGTCCAGCGGTAGTCCCAGCGATCCACTGACCACGCCCATGCCAGGTGCGGCAACAAATGCACCGGGCAGGTATCAGCGTTGTAGAGGTCGCGCAGAGGGACAATCGTCTTTTCGAAAAACGCGGCCTCCATGGCCCGTTCCAGTTGCGTGCTGTTGAGCGGTAGGAGACTTTTCATATCAGACCGCCAGCCTCACGTTGTAGCTCGTACAGAAAGCCGCTTGAGCCTTGGTCGGGGCCAGATCCTGCCACCCGACCAACTCAACCCGGGCAACTCCGGCAACGTGCAACTGAGCGTCAACAGCCGAGCGGGCGACCTCGACGCCCAGCCGCTTGCGTGGATTGATCCAGGCTGCCAAGCGGCTTTTCGCCTCCGCCAAACTGGCGTCCGCTTCTGGACCCGCGCTGGCCATGTGCAAAATGGCGTCAATCTCGTAGCGGATCACCTCTGCGCTCTGCACAGTCACCCGATCACCGACCGGCCGCACGTCATCGTCATTCAGCGCAGCGGCCACAGTCGCCAGCAGCTCCGGCGGCGCTTCGCCTTCCCCGTCCAACCCCAGCACCGTGACCGTAACGTAACAAGGCTTCGGACTCTCCGCGGTGGCATCTGCCACCAGCCCAGAGGCATTGCGTGCATGCAGGATGTAGCTGTTGCGCGGGCCGGCTGTGGTCAAACCTTCATAGGCCAGTTGGATGCGCTCGCGAAACGGGTCGTCTTCTTCCATGACCTTGGGCACCGGCGGCACCGCCAGCAGATCCTCGGCCTGAATGACCAGGCGCTTCAGATTGACGTTTGCGCCCAAGTGATCGAGGTCGCCGCGAATGGCATGCGCCAGTAAAAGCGCCTTGCCGGCATCATTGACTCGGGCGCGGTTGCCGACCTTGTTGTAAGCCCCGACCTCAAGCACTTTGACCACTGGATCGCTTTCCAGCGCGGCCGTCCAGTTGCCGCCCATGTACCCGCGAAACACGCTCAGCCCGTCCTGATAAACCTCTTCAAAGTCCAGAGGCTCCAGCACGGTCGGCGCTGGCAGCGATGACAGATCTACGGTACTCATGCGGCCACCTCCAACGTGACGCTGTCGCCCAGGTACGTCCCGACGATTTGCAAATTGATTTGCCCGCCAATGACGGAAATGACGCGCACCTGATCCAACTTCAAGCGCGGCTCCCAGCGCCCGAGAGCGCGTGCGACCTCAGCCTGTACGGCGCTTTTCCAGCCTTCGTTGATGGGCAAATCGATAAACCGCCGTAGCTTGCTGCCGTATTCCATACGGTGCCGACGACTGCCCAGCGGCGTGCTCAAGATGTCGGCAATGGATTGGCGCAGGTGCTCGATGCCGGATATGGGTAGGCCGGTCTGGCGATCCATTCCGATCATCGGTGTCACTCCTTGAACGGCTCGTATTCTTCGCTGGCTTTCAGGAATCTGACCGTTTCGATGTCGGAGGCCGGCACCACGACCGTCGCCTTGTCGACCGGATAGGAACGGTCAGTGCCGGGGACGACCAACAGTCGCGACGTGTAGAGCTTGTCACGGAATTTCAAGAGTTCGGGCGATGAGAGCGGTGAGGATGCAATTGCCGGTTCCGAGGACGCTTGCACCTCGGTGACGGTCGTATCGATCTTGGCCATCTGTTTCTCCAGGCATGAAAAAGCCCGCACTGGGCGGGCTGTCGTGAATGAATTAATGCGTGTGGTGATTACTGTTGCCGGTGGCGTCAATGATCGCGCCGGCGCTGGTGATGCCCTTAGTAACGTGTAACGCACCGTCGATCATCACCGCCGCTTTCAGATTGATGTTGCCGGTGGTCACACTCACGGCGGCATCGGTTACGACTGCTTCGGTGCTGGCCACCTTGATGGTGACCGTACCGCTCGGCAGGGTGATGGTGTAGCTCTTGGCTTGCCAGTCGTAGATCAGCGAGCCGCCATCATCAAAACGCCAGACCTCGACATGGTCGCGGTTATCTGGCGGCGGACCAGCATTGCCATATAGGCCCGGGACAAACGTGCCTTGCGACACGTCCCCGCTGGGACTGATCAAACTGCCCTGCTCACCCAAAGACGGCGCACGCCAATGCCTGGCCTTGCCTGCTGCGATACTGTGCCACCGCACCCAGGCACTGATCCATTCACTGCCATCCGACACGCGACATACCGGCGGCGAAGCGGATAGATCCACCGCGACCACGTAGCAAGCCTTTACCGCCCCCGCGATCATGCGGTCATGCTGGGCGCTTGCGTAGCTCACGGCAGATCCTCGGGCTTGAATGGCCCATCACCCGGATCAACGTCCAACACCAACGACCCCGGCGGTTCGTCCAACCACGGCCATTCCTCGACGCCGAGATATACCTGCTGAGTCCACTCCACCAGCCACACGGTGTAACCATCCAGATGCGGCTGGGTCCAGTCCTGCAGCGATTGCACAAACTCGGCGGGTTCAACTGCCAACCCCCACGTCTGTGCACGCAGCAGCACCGCCAACTGGGTCGCCAATTGCACGGCCTGTTGATGATGGTGCGGCTTGATCGGGTCAACAATGATCCGAGCCTCGAACTTGCAAACGAGCGAGGTTTCGCCGGTACCGATATCGGTGCCCGGCTCGATCTCGGATACCTCCAAAAACACCGCTGGCAGCGACACGCGATCCTTAATGTCTGGCCAGGCTGTGACGGCCTGCACGCCAGGCAAGTGGGTACGCAGATGCTGTTCTACCGCCCGATAAAGCTGATCAAGGCTGAAAGGTTCCTCAGACATTGCCGATCCTCTTGAGGTATTTTTGCAGCTCAAAGTTGAGCTCCTGCTTGAGGATCTCCAGCAGGCGCTCGTCCGCTTTTTTTACCCAGCTTTCGAAGTGCGGTCGGGCTTGTTCCAGCGACACTTTGGCCTTGGCCAGTGGGAAACGACTGCCGTTTTCGGCAACCCAACCCGAACTCGGCCCGCGACCAGGGGACACCGTGCTATCGGGGTAGTCGTCCGCGTTGAAATGCTTGCTGGCCGTGCGGATCCAGATGTCGGGCTTGTTGCCGTAGACCTTCTTGAGGAAAGCCCCTTGGTAGCGCCGCCCCGCTACTGACACGCCGGTGCCGCTTTGCCGCGCCCGACCGATCCGGCTCGACTCGATGGCGTTCAAACCGAACCACAGTTTGCCGCTCGCGGCACCGCCGGAAACCGGGTAGCTGCGCAACCGCTGACGCACCGCCGCAACAGCGATGCGCTCCGACCGACTGACCGCTCGGGCGATGTGCGTGCGCAACCAACCCAACGTCTTGTTGATCGCGCGCCGTTGCGCCGCAGCAGCCGCTTTCGGTACCACCTTGGCAAAGTCCTGGAACGCCTGAAAGTCTGCAGCCGAAGACTGGATAGATATCATCCCGCCCCCGGCCGAGGGTTTGAAATAGCTGCCGACACTCATGGGCGCAACCTCAGAATCAAGGCGACCAGGCCATCGCCGCTCGGCTCGAGCTGAATCAGGTCGTAGTCACCTCCACCATCCAAGGCAGGCAAATCGACGCTGACCAGCATGCCCTGCTCCAGACCTTGCGAATCGCTGACACGGATCTCGAAGCGTGGCTCGCGCAACCCGGTGTTGAGCTTGCCGAACTTGGGTTGCAGCCAGGGTGCGGCGAACATGCCGAACACTGGCTCGTCGCGACCTTCGATCCGTGCAGTGTCGCCCAGCGTTTCGAACACCACCGCGTCGACCTCGGCGATCAGATCGCGAAAGCCCACGATCAGAGTTCCAGCAGGACCTGCGCACGTGGTCGGGTGCACAGGTGCAGCGGGTTGGACTGTGCTTCACCGGCCATGCCTTTGTTGAAGGGCAGCGGCTCGATCATGCTGTAGTACGGAATGCCCTGGGTGTTGACCGTTTCCATGTAGTCAGCCGGCGCAAACACCGAGATGTACAGATCCGGCACGCCTTCCGGAACCAGAAGCGCCTTGTCGTCATGCACGAACGACACGCCGGCCACCTTGCCACGGTAGCGCTCCCAGATGATGCCGCCGAACTCGAAGCTTTCACGAGCATCACCGCGCAGAGCCGCTGCCTGCTGACTGTTGAGGTAGGTCTCTTTGACCGACTTGTGAACGATCAGCTTGTTCCAGAAGTTCTTGCCGCAGAAGGCGCGAGAACCGGTGCTGGTCACGCTGCCGAGCGCGTCTTCCTGCATGTCCAGCGCTTCACCGCACTTGACCCGCAGTTCCGTGCCCGCATCCGCCAGCCCCATGGACAACTTTTGGCGCTCCACACCGAAGCGATCATAGAGATCCAGCAGCACGGTTTTGCCATCGGCGTCGAGGATCTGACCATTCAGTGCGCCCATACGCTGGAATTCGTGCGTGGCATCCAACTGGCGCCGCGCCTTAGCCAGCCGTGCATTGACCACGTCCTGCACTGCCTGAAGTTCAGTGCGAGTGCCGAAGGCACGGATGCCTTGGATCTCGTCGGCCTTGATGGTGAAGCGCTCAGGCAGATGCACGGTGTTGAACGGGATCAGGTTGCGCTTGCTGGCCGCAACCACCAGGCCAGAACCACCACGCTCGCCAGCGGGCACCAGTGCCAGGGTGTCACCGTCCTTTTCAATCTGCACGGTCAGGGTGGTGATGCCTTCCTCGCGGAACAGGCCCAAGGCGCTGATGCGCCCTGGCAGGTACGGTTGATCATTGAGTGCAGCGATCAACGCGGTAACGGTAAACGCTTCGTCGTCAAAAATGGCGATATCGGCCATGGGTACTCTCCAGAAACGAAAAATCCCGCTCGCGGCGGGATGCAAAATAAAGAGGGAAATGCTTTAGCGGACGATCAGCGAATGTGCGGCCAAGGCTTTCTCAGCGGCCAGATCGAGGCCGGTCAAGTGCGCTTCGCTGACCTCGGCCAGCCGCACCACGGCGCGACCGCGACGCACCACGTCGGATTCGCCGAGCGGGCCGTAGAGAATGGCGACAGCGTTTTCAGTGCCGTCCTCAGCCGTTGGGTTGTACGGTGCGAATTCGCCGCTGGCGGTCACCAGCCCGAGAATTTGTCCCGGCCACAATGCTGGACCCGCCGCCACATTGATCGCTTCGCGCGAGATCGTGCCGGCGCCCTCGGACAGCAGGAATTCACCTGCGTGAATCGGTTCCTGTTTGATGGTCATGCTCGTGCTCCTTTTGCGCCGCGCGCGGTTCCTGTTTGGGCCGCTTGCCGAGCAGCCCAAATCGAGTTGGGGTCAGGTTGTTTGGCCAGCACCTTGGGCGCTGGGTCATCCGCCAGCGGCAGACTGTTGTCGATTTCAAAGCCTTTGCCGCTGGTGACAATCTTGTCGAACAGACGCGCCCGCACCGCCGCCGCATCAAGACCGGCCGCGACATACTCGGTGCTGAATTCCGGCAGACGCGCGGCCACGCAGAGGTCGTTCACCGCCTTGGCGCGAGCCAGGCCCGCGAGAACGACTTCCTCGCTTTCGAGCTGGGTAGAATTGAGCAGCGGCTCGATCAAATTGCTGATGCCTGCCGCCGTGCAGCGCTGAGTAATCAGCAGTGCCAACTTGGCCGAGTCGACGACAGGCGGCACCAGCGGCGGATCGACAGGTTCGAGTTCGGGATCCGGTTCAGGCAGCTCGTCGAGCTGGGCCAGCAGTTCAGCCGGTGCGTTCTGGAATCGTTGCAGCACCGCGCCTTGACCGAGACAGGCTTTGACCTTGACGCCGTCGCCCACTTCATCGGCCAGGCCCAAAGCCACCGCTTCGTTGGCGGTCAGCCAGGTTTCGGCCGCCACCAACCGCCGCAGCTCCACCTCATCAATTTCGGGGGCTTTGGCCTTGTACGCGGCAATGATCGCTTCCATGGTTTGATCGAGCACGTCGGCTATCTTGCGAAAGCCTTCGGCATCACCGGCGGCATAAGTCCACGGGTTGTGGATCATCAACATTGCGTTGGAGGCGATCACCACCCGGTGGGCACCGCACACGGCGACACTGGCGGCGCTCGCTGCCAGCGCATCAATCCGCCCGGTGCAGCGCTCGCCCAGACGCGACAGCGCGTTGTGCATAGCCAGACCGTCGAAAAGATCGCCGCCGATGCTGTTGAACGCGGCGACCACCGGTGAAACGCCGTCATCCATGGCACGCAGATCCTGCACGAACTGATTGGCAGTGATGCCCCATGCGCCGATCTCGCCATAGACGAAAACCTCGATCACCCGCTCGGTGGTCTCTCCGCTGGATTGCAGGGCGTACCAGGTCTTGTCCTGAACTTCGACGCGTTTGCCGGCGCGGTTGTAAATGCGCGGTCGCGCTTGGTTGCTCATGGTTGCTCCTTGTCGTCGGTGTCTTCGACGGCATCAAGGGTGTTGTAGTTGAGGCCCAGTTTTGTGGCCCGTGCCAGATCGGCAGCGTTTTCCAGATCGACCGTTTCGGCGTCGTAGCCGGTGCGCAGCACCATCTCACTGCGAGAGGAAAAGCCGGCCTGTACTTCCATCCGGCGTGCCTGTACGTCCTGTACTGGCTGGATGTAGGCCCAGCCTTGAGGCACCCAGCGAGTGCGCAGGTACTGGCGGCGTTTCTGTGCATAATCGTCCAGCACCAGGACACCAGACAGCACCGCCATGTCCATCCACGCCGCCCGCACTGGACGGCAGAGCTGATGCACGTAGACGCTGAATTGCAGTTGTTCCAGCCGGCGCCGAAACTCGTTGAGCACCACCCGAAGCGCTCGGTCGTTGATGCCGCGCATGTCGCCCGTGAGAATCTCGTAAGGCGTGCCCGACCCCGCTGCAGCAGCCATCAGTTGTTGCCGCATGAAGTCCGGGTAGTTGTTGCCGGCGTCTGGCGGTTTAGAGAACTCAACCTCCTCTCCCGCACCCAGTTCCTGCATCGTTCCGGGCTCGAGCGCGACCATCGGGGTGAAGCCGTCTCGATCCAGATCGAGCGGCTGACCGGTCACCGGATCTCTTGGAAGAGGTCCCGAGTCCGGCGCTGGACGCTTGATGAAACCGGCAAAGAGGTTGGCCACTTCCTGACGGAACAGCACCGCGTCGTCGTAATTGTCGAGGCTGCGCAGGCGCTTGAGCACCGGCGACAATCGCGGCACGCCGCGCAACTGGCCAGGCTCCACCGGTTCGAAGATGTGCAGCACCTGAGTAGCCGGCACGCGGACCAGTTGGTTGTAGCCGGAGTTCAGCGAGGCTGCATCGCGCGGATGCGACAGGTACATCCAGTACGCCACCCGCTTGCCGCCGGGAGTGAACTCGATGCCAGCGCGGATGACGTTGCCGTTTTTGGTGGTCTCGAATTTGTCGTGCGGCACAAATTCCGGTGCGAGGATCTGCAGCTGCAACGGAACTGCTAAACCTTCATCCAGACCGCGTGGACGCAACCGAACGAAGCATTCGCCCGAGGTTTCCACCGTGCGCGCCACCAGCGCCTGCTGGCCGTAGAAGTCGGTGCGATCATCCGCGTCCGACTCATCAACCCAATCCACCCACAGCTCCTGCAGAAGCTTGCGCAAAGCATCATCGTCGGTTGTGGGTCGAGGGGTGATACCCGTGCCGATCAGGTTGCTGACGCGCTTGTCGATGACATTGAAGGCATACGGGTCATTGCGAACCGCCGCTCGCGAGCGCGACCGCAGATTGCGCAGGGCGGGTGTGTTGATGCTGTTGATCCCGTTGTCGGGAGCGTCCCAGCCAGTGGAGCGTCGCCCTTCTCCAGCGCCTTCGTAACTGGCCTTGATGTTGGACGGCAGGACAAATCCGTTACGGGTCAGCGTTGGGAAGTGTCGGGCCATCAGACCCCCTTCCCTGCGTGGTACAGCCGGACCACACGTGAGCGTGGCCCGGCGGCGCTGGCAAGTGACGAGCGTATTTCTTCACGCGCCTTGAGCAGTTCATCGACCGTCCGGTATTCCACGGTGCGGTCGGTGTAGCGCACAGTTTTCTCACCGCGAGCAATGGCCGCCTCAACCGCGTCGAGGTGCTTTTTCGTAAATGACATATCAGCGTCTCTTGAGGTAGCCGCTTTTACTAACGCGGCGTGGAGGAGTTGCCATAGGCAGGTGGCGTGGTGTAACTGATTGAACAGAGTCAACAGGCGGGGCGGAGTATGTTTTCGAAACAGGCAACGCCTCAGGTGTCTCATTTGAGGAACTAGGTACTTCCGGATCAGCCGGGACCGACTTGTCTTCAAACAAGTGATGCTGCATGAGCGATTGCCGAACTCGATCCCAATCGCTTGCGTGATAACGCCCCAAACCTAAGTATTCGGCCATTGCCAACGCGTACACCATCAAATCGAGCGCCTCGTTGCGATCCGCCTTGCCCTTCGTCCATTCAACCCGCCACTGGCCTTTAACGAAACGAGCAACTTTGCGCTCGGCCACACATTGGGCAAAGAAGTCATCAGGTAGATCCTTCGCGAAATGTAAAGCACCAGGCCCGGATTCCAGCGCGTAGCGGTTGTAAATCCAGTCCTTCGCCGTATCGGTGCCGATCATCCAGAGTTCGGCACCATTCTTTTCGACGTTCCCGCGCCAATTGACATCAACGCGGGATGGACGCTGAGCGATGACCAGCTTGCCTTTACGACTCTCGCCTTTTACTGCAAAGACATTTCGCCAACGGCGAATACGGCAGAACTGATAAACCTCATGCGTATGGTGTCCACCCGAGTCAACGGCGGTAGCGAGGATGGCCAATCCGACTCCACTAGGGTGTCGGTAGCGAGCCTTGAGTTTGGTATCTAGCGCCTCCCATGTTCTGTCGTCGGATGGGTCCCCCATGATGACTTGATGGTCGATGACCCAACGCTCCAATCCGACACCCCAGCCCATTACCATGAACTCCAGACGATTGCCTTGAACGTCCACGGCGGCAGTCAGCATCAGCGCGCCCATTGGTACGGTGCCGAGCACGTAAGTTTCTTGCAGCGCTCGGGCTTGAAGTTCATCAGCCTTGGTCTGTTCAAGCGCGCTGTCCCAAGGCAGCCCAAGCCTAGTGTTGTAAAACACCTGCATAAGCGACTGATTGCCTTTTTTCTGCTCGCTCATCGCTGAGTCGAACTCGCGAGCTAGCAGTCCCCAGCTAGTCCATCCAAGGGGCGCATAAAGGGCATTGAGTTGAAAGCCGATGGTTTCGCCGTCACCGTGAGAATGAGCACGCCACTCCCCCTTCGCCAGCATGGTCGCCTTCTCATGTTCATCGATGAGCGCGCCGCAATCAGGCCCATTGCAAAGATATTGAACCTGGGCATACGCCTCGTCCCACTTTAGATGAGACCAATCGAGCACCTGCATGTGCTGGCAGTGTGGGCAAGGCACATAAAAGTGGCGCTGATCGCTGATGCGGAAAAGATCATCAATGCGCGACGCCCCTTTAAGAGTTGGCGTACTAGAAAAATAGAACTTGGCGTTGCGTCCAAACGTTGAGGCCCGCGCCTCTGCAAGCTTGACCGGATCGCCTTCGCTGTTCAGATCCATCTCCCAACGATCAATCTCATCGCCGTAGACGTAACGCACCGATTTTTCTGCGAGGTTGGAAGACGATCCGGCGGTCGCAATGAACAACCGGCCACCCTCGAACTGTTTGACTCCGGAGGTATTGGTGCCCTCCCTTGAACGCGGCTTAACAATGCGTTCGCGCAACTCAGGAACAACTTCTGCAGCCTGGTCGAAACGAGCTGCAATGTCATGCGCCAAGCGCTGCGTCGGTTCCAGCAAGAGGATGTTCGCAGGCGCCATATGAATGCAGCCGCCGATCCAATTCAAAGCAATCTGCGTCTTCATCAACTGCGAGGCGATCATTGTCACCACCCGCTTGCATGGATGCGCCGGTGATAAACATTGCATCGGCTCACGAGCATACGGCGTCCGCGCCGTGCGATAGGGACCGGGTTCAGCACCGCCCTGGCTTTGGGGGATCCGCATGTAACGGTCGGCCCATTCATCAACCCAAAGCTCAGGCTCCGGCCGCAGTCCGCGAAAGTAGCCGCTGCGGTATACCTCAGTGCCATCGGCGTAATTGACCATGATTAATTCCCCGCCTTTGAAAGCGCACGCTGCAAATCAGCGGAGGACATCCGTTCGGCGTCTTCCAATGTTCGACGTAGCGCAGCCAACAAGTGTTTTTCCACCATCCATGGATCGGTTATCGCCGCCAATTCCGGAGCGATCTGAGTCGGCATGGTCATCAGCAAATCACGCAGCAGCCGGCCTGTATCAAAGGCAGCTCTGTCGACCACAGCCGACTCAACCAGTACACCTTGATCTTTGTAAAAATCAGCCTCTACGCTGAGGGATGCAAAGTGTTCTTTTCGAGCACGCGCCTTATGGAAGTCAGGCAGTGCGTCGGTAGCCGAAAGGCTCGCGGACTGCGCAGCCTGCAAAAACGGCTGCGAGGGTTCGGGGACCGCAGTGCTGAAACCTTCTTTGAGTTGCCGCTCACGTTCGTGGCGAGCGACAACGCCGGCCTTGCTGGGGTCCGATGTTTCTTTGATGAGGGATTCTGTCGCATATACATCGACCCGTTTCCCATCCGGCGCCATCACCAAACGCCCGTTGTCTTTCAGCCAGGTGATGGTGCTGGGCGCCTTTCCAATTCGAGCAGCGAAGGCGCTTTTCGATAGGTAGAGAGGCTCAGTCATAGGTAGTTTTTCAGTCCTTTTTCAATGAGCTTTCAATGATTGAAATTTCAGTAAGTTTTCAGTGCTCGCAGATACCGAGTTGCGCGGGTTTCCGACCCCGTACCCTCCGAATAACCCCAGGGTCCCCGGCGGTTTCAGACTGGTCCGCCGCCATTCGGCGGGACATCGCACACGCCAAGCCGCTTGGCAGCCCAGCGTTCGTACAAGCCGATGGCAACATCTGCACCGGCCATTGCCGTGAGACAACCCAAGGCGCCCGCCGTCCAGAGCGACATGCCCGCCGCGATCATCAGCATCATTGCCGAGACTCCGCAGACAATGCAGGCACCGGATCGAAGCGCAAGCCGACGCATAAGCGCCCAGCCACGGGCACCATCCTTGTCTGCTCGCCACATCTCACCGGATACGCCGCCGACCAGAGCCAGGACGATCACCAACCAGATCGGCATTTCTGCCAGCGCTTGCTGCTCATTTGTCATGTTGTGCCTCAAGTGGAGGAGCATGCCGAACACAAAAAAGAAAACCCCGCCGGAGGGCAGGGTTTTCAATGTCGCGGCATACGCCAGGACGAAGTGCACAGCACGTGCTCGGGGAAGCGCCAAGGCGCAGAATCCATATCGTGGGGACTTTTTACCCCCTGAGTACGGAACCGAAAAGGGGGCATTTTCGGTTATCCAACTTGACGCAACTTTGACGCAACTTTGAGGAGACTTTGAGGTAAAGCGCCCCGACCAACGGTAAGCCACTTACGTGCGTCCTTGCGCTCGGCCAGCACCTCAAAGAGTCGGACATGAAGACGGTGCACAAGATCGTAGTAGGTTTGCTTCGCCTTTGAGACGTAGCCCAGTTCGTGCATCTGCGCTGCCCATGTCGGTGCAGGGTCAAAGCCGTAACGCATAACTGCCAACTGTTGCAGCCTTTCACCCCGACCATCTTGCCGGGCAATCTCGGAAAGGGCGGCACCAATTTCCTGCGCAATTGCATCTGGACCCGCACCACCGCCGAGAAGGATCCGAGAACCGGGTGTGCCCCGCGGCGCACAACCGCCCCACTCCATGATCGTCGCCATCGGGCTACCCATGCCTTCCGCTTCACCGGCGTGGCGGCATTGCTCGCCCCAATGTTTCAGCAACAACTCCATCGCCTCAATCATTGCCCTGCTCCCCTAAAACCCAACCCAACACAGATAAACCGCAACCCGACACAAACCCAACACGGATAAATCCTTTTAAATTCAATGCTTCAATCAAACTTGAGTTGAGTGTGTTGGGTTTGTTGGGTTTATCAGTCTTCGCATAAGAAACAATTCGTTCCGTTGAATGCGTTGCAAAGAACGTCATGCATGCGCGTGCGCGACACAAAACCCAACACACCCCACACAACACCCGCGAAGGCATGTAATTCGGGCACTCAGATTGTGTGGGGTATTCAAAATCAACCCGACACACACTCAACACACCCAACACACTTTTGGAGATAGTCATGCCGCAAGCGCCTTGATGTGATCCCAGCTGTCCACGTGCCAGCCCGCCAGCTTGGCCTTCGCCCGCCAGTTCTCTACCTGCTTGCCCAGCTCTGCCGCCTTGAGTGATGGGGGCGGGGAAGCATCCAGATCCACAGGAAAGAAAAACGCGCCGAAGCGACGGTTATTGCCGTCAGTCCAGGGTATCGCCCGCGTTTTATCCACCTCGGAACTGATAAATAGAGAGAACTTGGTCTGACTCATCACGTGCTCTTTGTTGCGCTGGCACCATTCGAGAAACAACGAATAGAGGTCGGTCGATAGACACGGTCCCCAAAGCCCATGCCCCAGCTCGCTGTACTTCCACAGATGCAAGAATGTTTGCCAGCCGGCCCGACTCAAGGCCACCAAACGCTCACGCGCCTCTGTCGATGGCGGCCGCGTGCGCTGGTTGAAGTCCCCTAGATCGACCGACAGTAACCAACCGTAGAGCGCCGCCACTCCACCCTGCTCCAGTTCACGACCAATCGCCTTTTGCCGTGCGACTGGCAGAGTCTCCATAGGCCACATGACTAGCATTCGTCGATCACTGTCGCTGATTGGCCAGGGAAGAATCTCGTTGCTGAGAAACACCGCATTCATATGGTTGGCTTCTTCCCAGCCATTAATGAATTTCGACTCCATCCGCACCGTTTTACCAGTGATCAAGTGCTTGATCTTGCCCACCTGGTTGTAACGTTGATCGCGACTGACGACCTCTTCAAAGACCGACCACAATTTGCGGCTTTGCCACGCGTTGAAACTGCTTTCCAACTGCGTCTGACCAACAGTCGCCGCGTACTGGCCATAAAGCATGCCGAGCGCGTCAGCGAACAACAGGCTCTTGCCCGAACCTTCCATGATCGAATGCATCAACACAGCGGTGTCCATCTTGGCGCCCAAGTGCTGCAGCGGATACGCCAGCCAGCGAGTTAGCCAATCGGTTGCAGCTTCATCATGGTTACAAAGGAATGAGATCAACCAACGCAGGTTGGCACACGCTGCATCATCTCTGACTGGCTCAAGCGGCAACCCGTCAAAGGTATTGATGTACACCGCAGGATCCTTCGTCATGGTCGGATCAAACACGATGTGTTCAACATCGACGGTGCGGCGCTCGCTGCTGTTCAGCCACAGCGGGTAAGTGTCACCCAGCGCCATCTTCACCGCGCCCTCGGCTATGCGCCGCTTCTTTTCGCGATCCCAAACGTCTTTGGTGCCATCGATGTAAACGTAGCGATCGGTTGGAGACATCCCGAATGCACCGCCTTTCTTCCCAGCCATGCGGCGCGCCTGCTCGATCTCGCGAACATG